CTTGGTTTGTCTGAGGACATGAAGAATAACACCGACGCCCTCGAGCTAAAGGACTTGGATGTTGTTTCTGTCACCCGCGGCATTCATGAGCAGGCACGTGTGGCTATGAAGGATTACCGCGCTGGCCTGCGTGCTCGCACTGTTAAGCTGCACATGTTTGCTGGCATCGGAGGCTGCGGCAAGACTCATGCCATGTTACAGGCTATTGCTCAGCGGCATGCCGTGGCTCCCTTCGATTGCACCAACATTCGATTTCATTGCTGGATGCGAGCCCTCCGTGGCCCTTTGCGAGCCGCTGTTGAGCAGGTCATGCCTAACCTGTTGCAGTCTTACAATTTCCCAACCACGTGCATGCCTCTTGTGCAACCTCTACCTGGCGTCATTGTCTTAGATGATGCCACCCAGTTGTGGCCCGGCTTCATCCCCCTACTGATAACACGCTGCCCCGGCCTCACTGACATCTATCTTACGTTTGACGTTACCCAGGGTCGTACGGCCTTTCCGAAGTCTGACGCCTTGTCTCGTGAGTACTTGTCAACAGCTGAGTGGCTGGCCCCTCTTTCCACACACTACGCTACGGAGCAGTGGCGGCTAAGTGGCGATAATGCTGCCTTGTTCGGTCTTCCCGTTCCTGCCACGCGCCCTGGTGTGCTGCCTATGAGAGGCAACGTGTGCTTCACCAGCAATGTCGCGCCTGACATTCCACTTTTGGTTGTTTCCCCTCGGTTCGCAACCTCCCAGAATGAGGGTGGCCAGCGCTGCATGACGTTCCGTGAGTGTCAGGGGTTCACCATCGAGGGCGACGTTACCATTGATTTGGGCGGTCTTAGTGCCACTGCCACTGACAATGCCTGGTGGACAGCTCTCACTCGCGCGCGCGGCAATATTTGCCTGTTCATGGGCCCGCTTTCCCAAGGCCCTGGCATCAATCAGCCTCTTTATGGCCGTGCTAATATTGCCAGTGCCCTCGTAGCCGTGACGGCGCAGTCCGCCTGTGCGGTTTTGGATGTCACCAAGGACCCCTTGCAGATCATTGCTCGGTCTGTGCAAGCGCACATTGCACGCTCGATCTCGCCCGCTGCCGCTGCCCGGCTCGGCTTACCTGCTGCCTCACCTGTCGTGGGTCGCTCCGTGGATGCCACCTCGCGCTATGACTGGCTTGAGCGTCCGCGTGATTCGCTAGGCGATTTCTGGACTGCCCGGTCCCAGCGCGCTCTTAATGGTCCCCGGTATACGGGCCCAGCGGCGTTTGACCGTTATTCGGCCAAGCTGATCAACACTGAAGTGGCCGATGCCCCTCACATGCTGCGGCATTTCGCGGCCATCCCCAATGACGCTGTCCTGCATGTGCCGGCCACCGATTATAAGTTGCCCGCCCATCCTAAGTTGACCCTCGCTCCTGACCCGGCGCTCAATTTCGACCACTTTGTGGATGCTGAGTCGCGTGAGATCACTGCGCCCAATACCAACCAGACCTGGCAGCATGTCCATGATGGCCCTAACGCTGTGCTCAGCCACAAGCGTTCCGACAAGATGACCGCTAAGATTTCTGAAGCGAAGCGCATCCATGTCGGCGTTGACCATGCTCAGTTGAGCACTGCGGAGTGTCAGCGGCTCAGGCAGTTGAAGAAGGGCTTTGCCAAATTCTTCAACGTTGCCGACTGGAATGAGCAGGCGTGGGATGGTCAGCTCTTCGAGCAGTCGACTCGTGAGGCCTATGCATCATGGGTGTCGAAACGCTCTAAGAAGGGCATTGCTCGCTCCGTTGCCAAGAACCCTTTGGATGCGCCTTGTAACATGGCGCATCTGTTCTTGAAGTCCCAGACGGTCCAGAAACCCACGACTCGGTTTTCACCCGCTCGTGCTGGGCAGACTGTCACAGAATTGTCGTTGACCCGCCAGTTCCGCGACGCTCCGTTCGCCAAGTACGTTGAGAACATGGCGTTACGTTTCTGTTACGACTCCACCTACTTGCATTGTCGCGCTTCGCCCGCCGACATGAACAAGTGGTACGAGCGTCATTGGCGTCAGGGGATCATGACAGCCAATGATTATACCGCCTGGGACAGCGGTTGTGATCGTGTTTTTGCGGCGTTCGACTGCTGGGTGCTACGTCTTTGTGGTGTGCCCGAGGAGTACATTGAGTTGTACTTGTTCGAGAAGGTTAACACCTTTAGTCATCTCGGGCCCCATATGTGTCGACAGGAGTCCGGCGACCGTTGGACCTGGCTCTTCAACACCCTCCGCAATGCCGCGCTCACGGGTGCCTCCTTGGACATGCCTGCCAAGACCCCAGCCGCTTTTTCCGGGGACGACAGTGTCGTGTTGGGCGAGTGGCGTAAGCCGCGTGGGTTCGCGTCACGCATGTGGGCCATGGTTCCTAAGTTGGAGAAAGGGTTACGCCTGCTTTTCTGTGGCTACGCCTTTGGTGGTACCAGTGTTGCACTCGATGACGCCACCGTGCTGCATCGTGCGCAGAATGGGTTGGCTCTTGGCCGCAATGACCCGGACTTCTGGCGTTCTGTTGAGGATGCCATTTGTGAGTCTGGTCTTACAGCCCCCGACTACTCGGCTTCCTTATCCACCGCCAATGAGATAGTTGTGCAGGCGGCCATTCGTTACGGCTTCACCAACCCCCGCCGTCTTGTGCTAACCCGCTCATGATTGTTGGTGTTCATTCTCCCGCTGCTCTTCCTGTCTGTGCCGGTTTCCCTTCTCTTTTCCTCTCCCATTTCTTATCGTCCTGGGCATGCTCCGACGTTAAACTGCCTTTCCCTTCCTTCTGAGCTCAGGGACGAGCTTGATCCGAAAACTATCACCATTGGTCCCACCGTGAGGTGGTCTGTCTCAGGTTTTGGCCCCTGAGGCGTGTCGGCAGCGCAGTGATGGCGCGTCCCAATGCCGGCTGCGGTAACCGATCATCCAGGACGGGGGCGTGCCCCGTTGAGGATGAGGAGAGGGAAACGTGTGTCCCGAAGGTCGGTCTACGCTCCCCCGGACCCCCTGTGCACCCACCACGTTGGTGCCGCTGCAACGACTGCACGTTACCCGGGC